TAAACGAATATCAATAGCTAACAACACCGCCCACCTTTAAAAAAGGATTCGACAAATGATGAAAAAGGTATTAAACAAAAAAGAAGCAATAAATTATCTCGGTATCGGACGATTTGTCTTTGATGCTGAAGTTAAAAAAGGTAAAATTTCATTTATAATCGCAGGGAAATTAAAGAAATTCCCTGTCTGGACACTTGATAAATGGCTAAACGACACAACGAACCATACAGACTGTTCAAAAGAGGCAATACATACTATGCCTACATCTCGTTCATATCTGAAACAGGAGAAAGAATACAGCTTAGAGAAACTTGTCGAACAGATGAAGAATCAAAGGCTCACGAATACTGCCTTAAACGCATACAACAAATCCAAAACAAAGCAAGACAGCAAACATCAGGTGAGTTGCCTCGCATAACCGTCAATGAAGCTTTTGGTAGATACTTCGTTGAAAAAGGGCAATATCTTACAAGACCAGACCAAAGATTATCAAGATTAAACAAACTAAAGGCTGATTTTAATGTTATTTTTCTTGATGAAATAACTGAACAAACAATATCCAATTTTATTCAATCAAATAGGCAAGAACTTTCCAATGCTACTATAAACAGATATTTATTTTTACTCTCCGCCGTGCTTAAAACAGCCAATGAAGAATGGAAAGTTAGAACCTATCCTGTAAAACCATCTAAATTCAAACTTAAAGAGCCTGCAGAAAATGTCAAATACCTCAAAGACTGGGACTATGCGCAAAGAATAATTGATAAAGCCTCAGACCACTTAAAACCGATTATATACACGGCTCTTTATACAGGTTTACGAGAAAGCAATATTCTAGGCTTAAAATGGGATAATGTGGATCTAAACAACAACACAATCACACTCAAAGTAAAAGATTCAACCAAAGAAGGCGGTAAAATACACACCATACCTATTATCCCTCAGTTAGTGCAAATTTTGCACACACTGCCTAAATGCTCTGATTATGTCTTTACCTATAAAGGCAAACCGATAAAATCCATTTCCACCGCTTGGAGAAATATCTTTTATAAAAGAGACGGTCGCAAACGGTTTTCTCATGAATTGAAAGACCCAACCCTGCCGTATACGAACTTTCACACTTTAAGGCATACTGCCGCGACATGGATTTTAAAAAAGACCAACAACCTAAGAATAACAAAAGAAATCTTAGGACACTCTAATATAAACACCACTCTCAAATATGCTCACGTCCTTGATGACGAAAAACGCAAAGCTCTCGATTCTGTTTTCAATTAAACTTGTGCAACTTTTGGGAAACTTTGTGCAAAAATTGGGCAAAATCTTTGCACACGACTCGCATTTTTTGCCATTTTTTAACTTTTTGTTATATGTGGATAAATCGCCCTAAACATAACAAAAGCCCTTATTTCTAAGGGCTTTTAAGTGGTGCTCGGGGACGGGATTGAACCGCCGACACGAGGATTTTCAGTCCCAATAGTGGCAAGCACTTTTCTTTTTAATTTCAAATACTTAACCTATATAACAATTTGTTTTTGTGCAAATTTTGGGAAAGTTTACCTATCTTTTACAAGATTTTGGATAACTAATTGATGTTGGATATAATCCTCTACACCTTTATTTAATATGCAACGGAATCGTGGTTTTATATTGAGTTCATTTTCAAAGAAGTTTTTTGTTTCCTGCACAAACTCAGCAAAGCCTTGTCCTTGATTACTGTTTACACTTAAAGGAAGGCTTTCTCGTGGCATATATGCTCCGTAAGTCCCTTTTACCTTGACAATATAAATGTCTCTTTTTTGCAGTTCTTCATGTTTCTTGGCATCTCGTTCTTGATTGATTGCTGTATAATCAGGAAAATCAATTCTAAGCTCTTTCATTCTGATTCCTTATAAAAAGTGTGTAATTTTGCCATTTTTTCCTTATATTTTGTGAAAAAATCACATAATCCATAAGTTTTTTATCAATATGTGCAAAATTTTTGTTTATTCTGCCTCTAAAGTGGTTATTTCCATTTTGGAAATAGTTGCGCCTTTCATATCTTCCATTCTATGAATCGCATTCTGTTCTGTGAAACATTTACGTTCTGCAAATTCTTCTTTTTTACCTCGGTTAAACTCAGAAACAGGTCGATGATAGCCCATTACACGAGTCCAAACCTCGCATGGCTGTCTTTCTTCGTCTTTTAGTTTAACTTCATCTATACTCATTTATATTCTCCTTGTAATTCATCTAATTTTATAACACATTCAACAAAATCTCCCCAAGTTTCTGCCGTATATCGGCAATTCTCTCTTGGTTTTACAGGTTTAACGTTTACGCACCCTGTCAATAATAGGCTTATCAACAGAACTATTATAGCAATCACAATCGCTTTTAGTAACCTTGACGGCTTCCTTGACCTTTTGAATCGTGCCACTGGCTCGTATTTGTGCATCGTTAAACTCCTTTACTCCATCGTTGCAAGATTTTACTTCCATTTTAAGTGCTGTTTTTTCGCTTTCTAAGCGGTTTACTTTAAGATTGGCATAGTTATACATAATTCCTAAAATAAACGTTGTGGCAAAGAAAAAAACGGCAATATATTTATATATCTGACTCATACTAACCCCACTACTAAACCGAACACTGCTCCATGAATAACCTCAGCCAGATTCTTCGGCTCATTCAAGGTTATCTTTTTCAAGGTCTCATTAGTGTACATACTTGGACACTTCTCAAATAGCCAATAACAAAACCGATAAATCGGATACATACACACAACGAGAATCCACCACAACCAATACGGATATATAATCATTGCCGGAAGAACGCCGATTAAATTTCTAACCCCTGAATAAATCCAATCATAAATCCCATAGTATTTGTGGATTTTTTTATCTTCAGGCAAGAATAAATTAATAAAAGCTGTGATCCAATTACAAACAGGTCTAAACCACATATCATAACTCTTGCGGCCTTGGCAAGGATTTAGCCCTGCATCAATAATCTCTCCAACTGCCCTACTCCAGTATTGGATAATTATCCATACAGAAACGCCTAAAGCGATTCCTATATTCTGCCATGTCCATTCAGAACTAAGCTGATAAGTTAAAACCAAAACCGCAATTATCATTTGAATTGTGCGAGAGAGATATTTCTTAAAGCTTCCCTCTCCGTATAATCTTCTCCATATACACCAAAAAATTGAACTTAACATATTTTTCTCCTTGACATAGCAAAAAAATAGCCGTATAAAATATACGACTGCTGAACCTTTTAACATTGAGGCAGGGAGAAATCCCTGTCTTTTTTTATATCGCCTTTATAAATTTAAGATAAATCCAGCCAAGTTTGCGATTGTAATCCTCTCCGATACCGTTACCAGATGCTGCACCTTGTCCATATTGCCCTTGGCTAGCAACAGAAGCAGCATTGCCTGTAGAAGTCCCCTCAACAGTGAAGGTATATCCACCTTGATTACCATTTCTTGAAACAATATCCGAGAAAGCAATATCAGTGATTGTCGTACTTCCTGCTGTTACTGAGCCTGCTGTCGGAGTGCCACCACCACCAGCTGTCGCAACTAAAGTGTCATCAATAGTAAGTTTTGAGGGAGAGCCTACACCACCGCCACATTCCATTTTGATTGTGTGATTGTCTTTTGTTACAGTAACAGTTGCCGACCATCTCGCACCAGAACCGCCACCATAACGTTCTTGCCAATATCCGGCTTGACCGTAAGAACCTCTGCCTCCACCACCTACAATTTCAACATAATACTTTCCTTGAGGCAATGAGATTGTTTTAGTAATCCCAGAGCTTTCATTTATCAAAACTTCCTCAGGCTCAAAAGGAGAATATAAATAAACCAGCTCAGAACCTTTGTAAATCTTACGAATAGCCTGTGAGCCTTTATATACCCCAAAAGAGCCTGTGTCTTGAATTTTTTGTGAACCTTTGTATATCATTTATTCCTCCGAATAAGGATAACGTTGTTTAATTTCTTGAACCTTAGCTTCACGCTCAGCAATGAGTTCAGCTATTTCCCCCTCAGGGATTGGGTCTTGGTCTTTCAGCCGTTGGATATGTGCCGTGATAGAGTCAACCTCAACAGCATAAGCATTGGCGCGAGCTTGACGTTGTTCTTCATCTGTCGGAATATAAAGGTCAGGCTGAATTGCTAATAAAGCTTCGCCAGTTTCTTGAATTTCATAACCCTGTTGATGATTATTCTTCACAATAAAATCACATCTCTCTTTGTCTGTATAAGGTTTTTGTAAAGTTGCTTTAATTTCCATTCGTTTTCTCCTAACTTATATAACCCATTGCAACCCAATCCAAATACTGTGATAAATCTGTGCTGCTGATTCCAAAAGTCCTTATAGTTATTCCAGAAACTGTTTTATCATAAACTCCAAGAGCAGTAACACAGTCTATGCTATTGTCTAAGCGTACAGCGACCGCAGAAATATTATAATCAGCGTTTTTAAAGTTTTTTAAAAATGTAATATTTGTCGTATAACTTCTTGAATTACTGCCGTTATCGTATATTCCACCCTGTTCACACCATCCATCAGAATATACTCTATACCAAGATGTACCATTAACATAAGTCTCGACAATATAGTGAGCCTTTAAATTAGCTACATCATTCAATACTTGCCCTGCATTAATCAGGTTAGCATCCTGTACAGTCTCTCCTACATAGAAGTAAAGATATAAGCCATTCGCAGAGGTTTCTATACCTGATTTTGTTGGGTCTGTTGTTATGCCTGCTGATACTTTTGTAGCAATTTGGTTAAATGTATTTCCAGCAGTTCCTACACTTTTTCCGTAGCCCTCTATTGAAGCAATCATAAAGTCATAACCATTTCCATTTCTACCATACGGAGCGAAATTTGATGTTCCGTCAGTTAAGCCTAAAGACAAGCCATTACCGACAACAGCCTTACCGCTTGCCAATGCGACTTTTAACGGTAATCTGAAGGTCGTATCACTCGTATTCAGAACAAAGTCAGTATCGGCATAAGTCTCGGTTGATAATTTAACACTTACACCTGCTTTTGTAACTGTTCCGTTATAGATTTGCAGTAAGAGATTATAAACATCTGCATAAGTCGTGCCTGAGTTATACTGTCCATTGCTTCTTAACCAACTTGCGTTAGTTATTTCATACTCGCTGAATTTATAATCCAGAAGTGAGAAAGGATTGTTGAGTTGATTGCCCTCAATTCCACCACAAATAGGTGTCTCTCCAAGATATAATGACATTATGCTGTTCTCCTATAAATATTAACGACATATGCAGGTGGTTGAACAGTAGTAGAATTACCATAGATTGAAGATGAACGAGATGCATCAAAACCTAAAAATGAAGATTGTTCTCCATAGCCGTATGGAACATAAGAGTGATGTTTTGTTGTATCTAAATAAAAACACCCATTCTTGTTTTCTTCATTTCTGAATGCTACATCAGACGATAAATCTGTACTACCTGTAATATTCGGCAACCCTGCTTCAATCGTGGTTCCTGCACTATGTCCACTATCAGCACCTTGTAAAACTCTACCGCTACTTACCAACTCCCACGTACTACCACTTATCAACGCACTCAAAGGGCAAGTGTTAGCTGTCGTAATGTAAACACTCCCAACAGGATAAAGAGCTTCAAGAATTGTTAGGGAAACGTCTGTGTCATCTGTGATGTTATAAAGTGTATTAGGGTCTTTGGTAACAATAGCATCATACTGAGCCTTAGTCCCTGTCCAAGTCTTAACGGCTGTTGAGCTGTCTCTTGAGTTGATAACACCGACTGTTTGAAGCTCGTCAGAGGCGTTTTTAGTTATGGACTTATTATCGGCCGCTGCACTCGCTCTTATTGTTACAGAGCTTAAAGCAGTTCCTTGAGCGTTCTTTAAAGAAAGTGTATCACCTGTATAATCTAGAGATGAACCCGTAGCCGGTATGGTAGAGAATTTACTGTCTGCCTCTCCTTTGGTATAATAAGCCCCTTCTGAGCCAATATAACTCCAACTCTTAACCCCTGCTGTCTCAATACAACGGTAATAAGTTGCCGCTCCGCCATGAGTAGAGTCAACCAAAACTTTGATAATGTCGTTGACAGGAACAGTTGTAATATCATAAGCCTGCAATTCAGCATAAGTACCGACAATATCAAATACGTCTGAACTTGAGACAATCGCATCAATCTGAGTTTGGAGATTGTTGTCCTCGGTATCGACATAATTCTTATCGACTAATTGGTTTGAAGAGCTGGCAGAACTCGGAATTTTTCCCTCAATCGTAGAGACACGTGTGGTTAATCCGCTTAACGCTCCTGCAGATTGTTCTGCCCAGTATTTTGCTGAGTTTCCTGTTGGCTCACTCGGGTCTCCGATTGCCCACTGTTTAGCTAAGTTCGCAGAGTTTAAAGCATTTAACGCAGAATTGCTTGCACTTGTTTCACTGGCTAAAGCGTTGCTTGCGCTTGAGGAAGCCTCTCCAGCTTTTGTGATTGCAATCCCTGCTTGCGTGGTTGCCGTTGTCGCGGATTGAGAGGCATTTGTTTCGCTTAATAAAGCGTTTGATGCCGATGTGGTCGCCTCACCTGCTTTGGTTGTGGCAATACCAGCCTGAACTGTTGCTGTCTGAGCCTGAGAGGTTGCAATCTGAGCTTGCTCTTCTGCAATATCAACCTGAGCATCAATTAGAGCCTTTTTCTCGGTGTAATTAGCGTTAAACTCATCCGTCTTTTCTTGAGCATTAGAATCAAAAGAGGCAATTCCTTCTTGAACTGCCTCTGCTATCTCTTGAGTACCTGATTGAATGTAGTTTATCGCCTCGCCGACCTCAATTCTCGCACTCTCGCCGACAACCACATTTAAGGGCGCACTCTCCTCGATGGTTACATTCAGGTTAGAATCCCTAAAGACAACCTGATACTCCCCATTGTCTAATTGAAGTTCCATTTATTCCCCCTGTGTAACTTGCGGTGTAATTGTAAAGGTGGCAACTTGATTAACATTTGCCGGAAAGATGGTGTTGACAGACCCGTCCGCACCTGTAATTTGAATATCCGTCACATAATCCCCAACCGGAATACTTGTTTCTGCCGGGCTGAGTAAAAGGGCTACTTTGCCATTAATCGCATCAACAAGAGTCCCTGTTAAAGTAAACATAACATTGTTGTTTTCGTCTCTGACTTGCATTAAAGTTGTCGAGCCTGTCAGATCCACAGGTTTGCACCCTTGCTTGACTTCAATATTAATCGGGTAGCTATCTCCTTGTCTGACTTCGATTAAATTATTGATAATTCTTCCTGTCATACTTCAAATCTCCCTGTTTTAATTGTATTAGCAATTCGTCTTGCTCTCTTTGGTGAATCTTCTCTTGCATAATCAGAATCTAGGCACTCTTTATATGCTTCTTCCCAGTTTCCAACACCCATTGCTCTCAGCATCTTCTTAAAGCCTAGCAATCCGTCTTTACCCATCTGAAAGCACATATCAATCAGGCAATAACGTCTCTCTTTATCGAGGACATCAAAAAAAGGGATTGCTTTGTTACAATCCCTCTTTGCTCTTTCAATATCGTTTCTTAGTAAGTAATAAGCCGCATTTTTGGTTATGCCGTGTCGCCAGTCACCACATACTTTTTGTTCTTCTGCTGTCAACGGATTTGTTTCTAAGTTTCTCCCGACGCCGATTGTTAAATATCCGGCCGGACACCGATAAGGCATCAATTCGCACCCTTCATGAAGAACGAACCGCTGGATCATCTCATTTGTGTCTATGTCTTTTATCATGGATTTTGACTCCCGTATTATCCTCGATTTTCTTGACAGTAAACTGAGTAAGTATTTTAAAAACTTCATTTCCGGTAATCCTGTAACAATTCTCAAAGACTGAATAAAGCTCAATTCCACAAATTAACGTACATCCTATCTTTGCTAAATAGCAATCAATAAACGTCAACATATAGGTGTCAATTCCGTGCAGCAGAATAACCGTTAAAGCATACATCAAAAATTTTTGAATTGTCCTTGCCAATCCTGCAGATGTAATTATTTTGCTCTCTTTAATGCTCGCCCAAACACCCATAATCAAATCAACCGCAATAAAAATAAGAATCCATAAAATCAATACATTTATGGGCTCTAGAAAGCTCAATATACCAGCTAGAGCGTACGACCAAAATCTATTTAATTCTAAGTATTTCATTGTCATGCCGGTATAAAATAGAATGTGTCAGCATCGGGGTTCGCAGGCAAACTCGAAACAACCTGAAATTTATTTGCCAAGCTTGTTATATTGGCATTAACCGCATCAAGCTGAGACTTATTAACCGCATCATTCGGTGAAGAGCCGTTTACCATGTTTTTGACTTGAAATCCGCCGACGTTGACATTTCCCGTCATGGGCGCACGACCGTCTTTAACATAGCACATATCAAAACCATCAGCGAAATTATCGTCTTCCTCATCGTGTCTGTCCGATACAATTTTAATACCGTTAATTCTGTCCTGTTCCCAGTTATGAACACGGCTGAAATTACCTTGACTGTCAAAAGGCATTTGTTTTCTCCTATAAAAAGAGGGGCTTACTCGCCCCTGTTTAATAAATCAAAGATTGTTTGTCTTGTTACCGCGCTTCCTGCGCCTTTTCCAAAACCTCTTAAACCGCCCATTCTGATTATCTGAGTTGTTTCGGGATCAAGATATTTCTTAGCAAGATTAGCCCT